TACATCTTCAATTAGAATTGGTAATGATTCCAATGATGCAGGTTCTAGTATTCCTGTATCATGGGTTGCAATAGGTTATTAATGATATAATAAATTATCCAACTACTAAGGAAAACTAGTGAAAGATAATTTTATAGAAATATATGATAATGCAATACCAGACAAACTTTGTGATGATTTAATTAATACTTACAAATTAGCAGAAGAATATGGTTACACATATGATAGGCAAAATTATTCAAATAAAGTTGATTCTATAGAAATTGAAGATAATTCAATATCATTACCATATGTTCCATTGCAATTTATTGATTCAAATATAATAAATCAATTCAATGAATTATTTTGGAAATGTTACACAAAGTATGCAAACAAATATTCAATATTAAACAAAATTGGTTATCATAAAATGTATGGGATAAAGATTCAGAAAACTGAACCAAGTCAAGGTTATCATACATGGCATTGCGAGCAAGGAACAAAAGAAAATTCTGCAAGAATATTAGCATGGGCAGTTTATTTGAATGATATTTCAGATGGAGGAGAAACTGAGTTTTTATATCAATCTCAAAGAGTAATTCCAAAAAAAGGAACTGCAATGATATTTCCTGCTTCATTTACCCATACACATAGAGGAAACCCACCATTAACAGAAACAAAATATATTGTTACTGGTTGGATAGAGTTTTAATAAATCTAATACAAGGCACAATAATTAATGGCAACTAGAATACAATTTGAAGAATGGTTACCCGACCAACCATCAATTACATCATTAAGAGATGCAAAAAATGTGTTTCCTACCTCTATAGGTTATGCACCTTTTGCTAATGCAGAAGATTTTTCATCAAATGCAACAGAAAACATTAACTCTGTATTTGGTTCAAAGCATGGTGATGAAGTAGGTATTTTTGCAGGTGGATCAACTAAATTATTTAAATTAGATGCAACAGATTTATCATTAGACGATGTATCTAAAACAGGTGGTTATGGTGGAGGAACATGGAAATTTACGCAGTTTGGTAAAGTAGTAATTGGCGCAAATAATGCTTCAAAATTACAAGGATGGACACTAGGAACATCAACACAATTTGCAGATCTTGATGCCAATGCACCTGTTGCTAAATATGTCACAGTGGTTCGTGATTTTGTTTTCACTGCACATTTAGATGGTGGAACACAACCTCAAAAAGTTCAATGGTCTGATATTAACTCGGAAACAACATGGGTCTCAGGATCAACAAGTCAGTCTGATTTTCAGATACTTCCAGATTCTGGTAACATAACTGGTTTGTCAGGAGGTGAGTTTGGTATTGTATTCTGTGAGAGAGGTATATATAGGGCAACATACGCAGGAACTCCGCTTATATTCCAATTCGATATGATCTCAAGAGGGTTAGGTTGTATTGAAGGTAACTCTATTGCACAATATGGTGCTACAGCATTTTTCTTATCTGATGATGGTTTTTATTCTTGTGATGGGAATATGGTCACAGGAATTGGCACAGAAAAAGTAGATAGATATTTTTACGATAATGCAGACTTAACAAATCTAAACTCTATGTCTGCTTCTGTAGATCCTATTAAAAAATTAGTTGTATGGAATTATAAAAACGTAGATAGTGGTCGGAGTATTTTAATTTATAATTGGCAACTTAATAAATGGTCAAGAGCAGAGACATTAACTACAGGGGTAGGCAGTATTACTACAACTGGTTATACATTGGAAGGTTTAGAGTCAGTGCTAGGGTATACAAATATTGACGCATTACCTGCATCATTAGATTCACGATTATGGGTAGGTGGTAAGTTCTTATTTGCAGGATTTAAAGATGCAAAACTTGTGACCTTTACAGGATCAAATTACAATTCAGAACTTATTACTGCTGACATTGAACTAGGATATAACTCTGTTGTAACTCTTGCTAGACCTCAAATAGACAATGGTAGTGCAATTATAAAAATAGCATCAAGACGAGAATTAGACGATAACATTCAGTTTGGTTCATCTGTAACTACATCATCTGAAGGTCGTGCAAGTTTGCGTAGTGCAGGTCGTTATCATCGTTTTTCTATCAGTCCTACAGGTAACTGGACAAATGCAGTTGGATTAGATATTGATGTGAAATCGCAAGGTAACCGATAATGGCAAACCAGTTTAGACGATTACAACCACAGTATGCAGATACTCGTGAAATTGCTGAAGTAACTAACCAGATACTAAACGGAAAAACAAATAACACTGGTACATTTGATTTATCTACTGGTTGGGCAACTACAACAACTATTTATAACGAAAGAATTAGTACTGACTCTAAAATTATATTAGTTCCATTTAGTGACTCAGCAGAAACATCTACAGCACCTTATGGTGAGTTTACTAAAAATACAGACCAGTTAGCACCAAGTTCAGGTAACACAGCAGTGGTTGAATGGACTACAGAGCATGAAATAAATGGTATGTATTTAGATGGAGTCAATACATCAAGAATATATGTTAGAAACGATGGCATATATAAAGCATTATTTTCTTTACAACTAGCAAACGCTAATAACGATGCAGAATATGCAGATGTGTGGTTTAGAGTAAATGGCAGTGATATTGCTGACTCTGGAAAAAGATTTGGTTTACCTGCAAGAAAGTCTACTGGCGACCCATCTCATTTAACTGGAACTGCAAGTCATGTGTTAGATTTAAATGCAGGTGATTATATAGAAATAGCAGGAGCAACATCTTCTGCTGATGTATCTTTAGAACATTTTACTGCTACAACGACAACACCATACACAAGACCTGCAATACCATCTGCACAAATTAACATTACATACATTGCACCATTCAGTATGGACAATGTTTATGTATCTGCACAGCAAAACGGGCAGGCAACAGTTTCACACTTTGCAAACAACGCATCGAACCTAACTTATGGATATGTTATAGTAGGATAACTCCAGGAGTATCCTATGGTAAGAAATTTATTTTATGTCCCAACAAATCATATTCATCAATTTTGGCATTTAGCAGAACATCATTTGCAACGAGCAATTGATACTGCACATGGCGAATTTACAATTGACCAACTCAAGCAATACGCATCTTTAGGCAACTGTTGTCTCTTCCTCATTATGGATAAAGATAACAAATGTCATGGAGCAATCACAGGTCAATGGACAATCTACCCTAATGATCGAGTATTTTACATTACCTACTTAGGTGGTAATGGTGTTATTAATACTTGTAATCAATTGAAGCAATGGGTGCATAACAATGGTGGAACAGCAATACAAGGATCTACCGGAAAAAAATCTTTAGTTAAATTATACGAAAGATTAGATTTTAACCAAAAATATACATTAATGGAGTATAAATTATGATACCTTTTCACAAACTATTTAACATCCTCTTTGGAACAGGAATGGTTCAGTTAATGACATTCTACAAAGGAGGAGGTGGTGGAGGTTCTTCTACGACTGAACAGCGAATTGACCCAATTTTGCGCCCGTTTATAACCTACGGACTAAATGAAGCGCAGGATCTATACCAAAGCGACACTCCATCATACTATCCTGGTCAAACGTATATTTCTCCATCAGCACAAACTCAACAAGCATTACAATCTGCACAACAAAGAGCAATGGCAGGTTCTCCATTAGTGACTGGCGCACAGCAACAATTAGGTCAAACTATATCAGGTGCTAATTTAGGTTTAAATCCATACTTCTCAAGCGCATTACAAGGTGCAGGTAAAGTTGCAACTACACAGTTCCAAGATGCTTTAAAAAGTATTCAATCACAAGCATCACAAGCAGGTCGTTATGGATCAGGTGCTATGTCTGATTTACAATCTCGTGCATCACAAAACTTGGCAGATACATTAGTTAATAAAGCAGGAGAACTCGCATATACTAACTATGCTACAGAGCGCAACCTGCAAGAACAAGCATTACGAGATGCTCCTGGACTTGCGCAGGCAGACTACGCAGATATTCAACAATTATTAAACGTAGGGAAGACCGCAGAGGATTATCAGCAAAAAGCATTAGAATCAGATATTGCACGATTCGAGTTTGGTGAAAACTTACCATATACTAAACTACAGAATTACTTATCTGCTGTATATGGCGCACCAATGGGTCAAGTATCTACAACTAAATCATCAGGAGGAGGTAAGTAATGGGCGCACCCGTATTAGTAGGAGCAGGGTTAGGCGCATTGATGTCATCCGCTCAAGGTGGAAATCCATTGCAAGGTGCAATTTTTGGAGGACTTGGTGGAGGATTAACTGGTGGTTTTGATTTAGGAAGTTTAAGTTCATTAGGATCTCAAGGAGTTGCAAACACTGTAACACCTACACTAGGCGGATTAACTGCTAGTGGCGCAACATCTGCTATACCAGGCAGTTTTAGTGCTACTGTGCCTACAGCAACTGCATCAGGGATTGCAACATCTGTTCCACAAACAGCAGGTGGTTATTCTAGTTTATTAGGTGGTAATACTATGTTAGAACCTTATAATATTGGTATGAATGGAGTGACATCACAATTAAACACAGGAGCAACTACAGCAGGAATGGATTTAGGAAGTGGTCTTATGTCTAATAATATGGTAAATCAAAGCACTATGCCATCATTTATGACAAGTCAACCAACTCAACCAGTTTACACAGGTTCTCGTAGCATGATGGATACTGGCGGTGGTATGTATCAACCAGGTGGTGTTTCTGCACCTATTCCAGGTGCTGAACAAGGAACTGGTGGATATGTATTTAGTCCTGAAGAATTAGATGAACTAGATACTACACCTGTTACAGATGCTGTAGAAGATGCTGAAGATTCAAGTAAAATTATGGATTCAATAAAAGATTACACTGGTCTTGAAAAAAGAGACTTAACATTATTAGGTGTTAATCAAGCATCTCAATTAAGCAATAATCAGCAACCTAAAAATCAACCAGGGGTAACACAATTAGCACAAGCACCTAGACGTGAAGTTAAAATTGCTAATCCATCAACAACACAAATACAACGAGATAAAATACTTCCTCGATTTTACACAGTATAGGATATAGATATGGCAGATAATTTTATGAAAGACTTTTTAGGTTTTGGAGTTCCTGATATATATTCAGGTATTTTTAAAGATCCTAAACAATTAGAAGAATTAAATACACAAGGTTTAAAAAGAGGTGCAACATTTGGACTTCTTAATTACCTTACACAACCTAAAAATCAAAATTATGGGTCTGCATTACCTTATATTGGTCAAGCAGTTGGTAGTGGATTACAAGCATATCAAGGAACGATTGATGCAGGTCTTGCAAATGCGTTAAAAGCAAAAGCATTAGAAACAGATGATGTTCCTAAGATTGGTGCTATTAATGCAGGTGATTACACTGTTGAGTCATTAGCAAATTATCAAAAAACAAAAAATCTTGCAGATTTAGTTAAAAAACCTGATGCAACAACAATTAAAGGTTTAACAGATCAAGAGATTCAAGGTCTTGTCACATCTATTCCAGGATTAGGTGAAGATCAAGCAACTTTACAGTTGTTAAAAACTGACAGAACTACTGGTTTAAAAACTTTACAAAATAAATATCTTGGTGGTGAAGAAGGTGTTAAATACACACAAGATACTGATAAAATTGCTAAAACTTTTGCAAACAGAATTAATCCTGATACTGGAAAAACTTACAAAGAAACTTATGGTAATAATATTACATTTGATAAGTTATCAACAAAAGATGCTCTTGATGCGTTAAATGAAAAACAAAAACGTGATATTGATTTAATTAATGCTGAATCAGAAGCAAAATATAATACACCTGAAGGTCAATGGTCAAGGATTACTACATTAAACAATAAATACGAGCAAGCATTAAAAGCAAACCAATTTGATGAAATGGAAAAAGCATTTAAACAAGTTCAATTGGCAA